ATTGAAGAATCAAAAGCAATTACTGAATTAGATAAGAAATATAAAATAGCACAAGCAACTAATCAAGGATTAATTGAACAATACGACAGGGAAGCTGAATTACAAAGACAATTAAGAGATGACACTAGAGAATCTATTGAATCAAGAATAGCAGCAAACGAAGAATTAGGTAGAATACTTGATGAGCAAGAAGAGAGAATGATGGAAAATGCTCAAATAGCAGTAGATGCTGCCAAAGCAAGATTAGCATTAGATGAAAACAATATAGATGCTCAAGTAGAGTTAATAACTGCACAAAATGAACTTGCAGCAGTAGAAGCTAGAGTAGCAGGATTTAGATCAGAGCAATTAACAAATCAAGCAGCATTAGAAAAAGAATTATTAGATCTTTCATTCTCTAGAGCTCAAGGTGCACAAGAAGCAGCAAGCATAACAGCAAATGCAGAAGCAGAACTTATAGATGTAGAAGTAATAAGATTACAAAAGCTAAAAGAAATAGAAGCTGCTGAAAGAAAAGAAATAGAAAAAACATTAGCTACAAGAATTAATAGTTTTAAAGTAGGAACACAAGAAAGAATAGATGCAGAAAACGAATTAAAGAAATTTCAAGCAGAATCTGATGCAGCAGAAAAGAAAAGAGACAAAGAAATAGGAGACGCTAAAGTAGCAGCAGTTACAGGTGCTCTTGGTGCAATAGCTAATCTTATAGGACAAGATAGTAAGTATGGTAAAGCATTAGCAGTAGCAGGAGCTATAATAGACACTATTGCTGGGGCAACTAAAGCATTTAAACAAGGAGGAGTATTTGGATTTGCAACAGGTGCTACTATTTTAGCAGCAGGATTTGCAAATGTTAAACAAATTCAATCAACTCCTTTACCTACTCCACCATCATACGCAACAGGAGGCGGAGGAACAGCATCTGTACCAGCAGCTGTATCAACTCCACCAGCATTTAATGTAGTAGGAGCAACAGAAACAAGCCAATTAGCACAAACTATAGCAACAGCACAACAAAAACCAGTAAGAGCTTATGTTGTTAGTACAGATATAAGTACACAACAAGCATTAGATAGAAAGACAAGTAATCAGGCAACATTAGGGAATTAAAACAAAATTATAAAAACACTATTGTAATAATATGGACATCATAGAATTATTTATTGACGAAGAAGATCAGGTATCAGGTATAGATGCCATTAGTATTGTAGAAAATCCTGCAATACAAGAAGATTTTGTCTATTTAAAGAATCAAGAATTTAAACTTGCAGAATTAGACAAAGAAAAAAGATTATTATTAGGACCAGCACTTATCCCTAATAAACCTATATATAGAAAAAGTGCAGATAAGGAGTATTACATATATTTTTCACGTAATACTGTAAGAAAAGCAAGTGAATTATTTTTAAAAAGACAAAAACAGAACAGATCTACGTTAGAACATGAGCTACCTTTAAACGGATTAACAGTTGTAGAGAGCTGGATAGTAGAAGGTGAGCAAGATAAGACAAAAATGTATGACATGGATGTGCCATTAGGCACTTGGATGGTTTCTATGAAGGTAGAGAATGATGATGTATGGGAAAATTATGTAAAAACAGGTAAAGTTAAAGGTTTTTCAATAGAAGGCTACTTTGCAGACAAATTAGAACGACCAAATGAGCCAAATAAGCTTTCAGACTGTGGTTGTGAGCAAAAATTACCAAAATGTATATGTAAAGATGAAGAAATCCAAGAAATCGAAGAAAAAGAAGCGAAAGAGCTATTAAGTGCTGTAAAAGCAATCATAAAACAAGATAAAAGATATAAATCTGGCAAGAAAACAGAGTTAGAGACTTATAACGACTATCCTGATGCAGTAGCAAACAATGCAAAGAGAGGAATTGAGTTAAATAAGAAGGTAAACAACAAATGTGCAACACAAGTAGGTAAAGTAAGAGCACAACAACTTGCTAGAAAACAAAAATTAAGTGTAGAGACTATAAAAAGAATGTATAGTTATCTATCAAGAGCAGAAGAGTATTACAAAACAGGAGATACAGAAGCTTGTGGTTATATTTCTTATTTATTATGGGGAGGTAAGTCCGCAAAGTCTTGGGCAGAAAGAAAATTAAAAAGTTTAGATAAGTTATCTCTTGCTTCTATTGTTATAGATGGTAAAAGAGCCTATGACACAAAGCAAGAAGCAATAATAAAAGCAGAAGAAATGGGATGTGAAGGATTCCATGAGCATGAAGTAGATGGTCAGACTTGGTATATGCCTTGTAAAGATCACGAACAAGAATTAAAAGAACCTTGTTGGGAAGGATATGAAATGATAGGATGGAAAATGAAAAATGGAAAAAAAGTTCCTAATTGTGTGCCTATAAAATGAGATATAAAAGACATTATAATGTACCTAGCAACAATACTAGAGGATGTTTATGTCGAGATGGTACATATTCTAGGTCTTGTTGTGATCCAGACGATTACTTTGCACAAGGAATAGGAAATATAACAGGACCAATAGGATATTTGAAGCAAGAAAACTTTGATTTTTTATTACAAGAAGATAACAGTAAAATAGAATTATAATTTAGATAAAATGGCAGATAAAAAAATATCACAATTAAATGCAGCTACTGCATTACAAGGATCAGAATTAATAGCAGTTGTACAAAGCAGCACAACTAAATATTCAACTATTAAAGATGTAGTAAATTATTTAGTACCTACAACACTAACAGTAAGTGTAGCAGGTGGAACTGTAGATTTAGGTAGTTCTACTTATGATGATAGTGAGCTTATTGTACTTTCTTGGTCTGGATCAACAGGAACAGTAGAACTAACTTTACCAGATGCAACATCTACAAACAGCACAAATAGAGTTATTAGAATTATATCTGATTCAACATTTAGTACATCAACACATGCAGATTTAACACCAACTTCTGGGCAGAATTTAGACGGTGCTACTGCTGCATATAGAATTAATAAAGAATATGAGGGTATAACTGTTTGGAGTAATGGAACAGAATGGTTTATTATTCAAGCTAAAGCATAAAAATATAACAAACACTAATTAATTTAATTGTAATACTATGAAAGCGACAGAAATGTTAAAACAAGTAAAAGACCTACTAGGTATAGATGCTAAAGAAGAAGTTGTGCTTTCTGAAGAAGTAGTAGAGGAAACAGTTGAAGCAACAGAGGCTACCGTCAAGGAAAAGTCAGTTGAGTTAACTGAAGAAGCTACTGAAACAGAAGCTACAGAAGAAACTTTATCAAAAGATCAAGTAGAAGAAAAAGTAGAGCTTGCAACTATGCAGCTTGAAAACGGTACAACAGTAGAAGCAGAAGCTTTCGAAGCTGGTAACGAAGTTTTTATCGTTACAGAAGACGAGAAAGTAGCTTTACCAGTTGGCACATACGATCTTGAAGACGCTAGGGAACTAGTTGTTGAAGAGGAAGGTGTGATTGCTTCAATAGGCGAGCCTGCGGCTGAAGAAGTCGAAGCAGCAGCAGAATATGCTACTAAAGAAGAATTAGCGGAAGTAAAACAAGCTATATCAGATATTGTAACAATGATTGAAGCAATGACTGAAGTAGAGGCTTCTGAAGAAAAAGAAGACATCAAAGAGGAATTATCTGAAGTAGAAAAGGTTAAGCATAACCCAGAAACAGAAGAGAAACCTGATACAATCCTCTATGCACAAAAAAGACCGTTAGGTACTTTGGATAGAGTATTTCAAACAATTTCAAAATTTAATAATTAATAATATATAAAAATGGCAAGTGGTTCAACAACATCAATAACTACAACATACGCTGGTGAATTTGCCGGTAAGTATGTTTCAGCTGCTTTATTAAGCGGAAGTACTTTATCACAAGGTTTAATTACTATTAGACCTAACGTAAAGAAATCAGAAGTAATGAAAAAAGTTGCTTCTACAAGTATTGTTAAAAACGCAGCATGTGATTTTTCAGGTCAAGCTGATGTTTTAACATTAACTGAAAGAGTTTTAACTCCAGAAGAATTTCAAGTAAACCTTGAGTTATGTAAAAAAGATTACGTAGCAGATTGGGAAGCTGTTCAAATGGGTTACTCAACTATTAACGAGCAAATGCCTCCTATCTTCTCTGATTGGTTAATCGGACACGTAGCAGGTAAAGTTGCAGAAAAAATCGAGCAAAACATCTGGACAGGTACTGATGCAACTGATGGTGAATTTGACGGATTCGTAACTACATTAGGTGCAGATTCAGACGTGAATGACGTAACAGGTACGGCTTCAACTTCAGCAAATATTATAACTGAATTAGGTAAGATTGCAGATGCAATTCCAAACGCAGTATACGGTGCAGAAGACATGACTATCTACTTACCTTCTAACATGTACAGAAACTACGTTAGAGCATTAGGTGGATTTGGAGCATCTGGTTTAGGAGCTGCAGGTACAGGAGACAGAGGTACACAATGGTACAACATGGGGCAAGGTTTAAGCTTTGACGGTATTCCAGTTGTATTAGCACCAGGTCTATCTGACAATGACGCTGTAGCAGCAGAAAAATCTAATTTATTTTTCGGAACTGGTCTTTTAAGCGATCACAACGAAGTCAAAGTATTAGATATGGCTGATTTAGATGGATCTCAAAACGTTAGAATCGTAATGAGATTTACAGCTGGTATCCAGCACGCAATCGGTGGCGATATTGTATTATACGCAACTTCGTAATTAAAATAATTGTATAACAATAAAGAAGGGTAGGTGGTGTATTCTACCACCCTTTTTTTTTAAACTTAAAAAATATGGCTTGTGATTTAACTAAAGGAAGAATAGAACCTTGTAAAGACGTAGTTGGTGGTATTAAAGCAGTTTACTTCATTGATTATGGAGACATAACTATTGCGTATGATTCAACAAACACAGATGTAATAGATGATTTAGGTGCTGTAACAGCATACAAATACGAATTAAAAGGAAACTCATCTTTCGAACAAACAATAAATGCATCAAGAGAGAATGGTACAACATTCTTTGAGCAAACATTAAATTTAACATTAAAAAAATTATCAGCAGCAGATCATAAAGAAATTAAACTTTTAGCTTATGGTAGACCGCATGTTGTAGTTGCAGATTACAACGGTAATGCGTTTTTAATGGGAGCAGAGCATGGAGCAGACTGTAGTGGAGGTACTATAGTAACTGGTGCAGCAATGGGAGATCTTTCAGGATATACATTGACATTTACAGGTCAAGAGCAATTACCTGCTAACTTCCTAGAAGGTGCAACAGAAGCAGATCCTTTTGGAGGATTAACTAGTACAGTAACTGTAACATCTGGTTCAGACTTCTAATAATATTTATTTTATTTAAAAAGAAAGGAGGCAATTTGCCTCTTTTTTTTTGTTTAATACTTAACAAAATAACACTAATTTTATTGTATATATATGATAATATTACAGAACACATCTAGTTCTCAAACGATAAATTTTATACCAAGAGAATATGAGACCTCTGGAAGTAACATTTATAACATATCAATTATAAATGAAACAACAAACAAGTCAGTACATGATGCAGATACTAACTCTTTTACAGCAGTAGACTATTATTATCAATACTCTGCTGTATTTACATTAGTAGAAGATACATTTTATACATTGACTATTAAAAAGAGCGGAAATGTTATTTATAAAGACAAAATATTCTGCACAAATCAAACTGTTTCTACTTATTCTGTAAACAATAATGAATACGAAGAGCAAGAAACAACAAACGAATTTATAGTACTATAATATGGACAATTTACATATAGTTAATTTATCAGAATACAACAGACCTAAAATAAAGGAAGATAAATACAAAGAATGGGTTAATTATGGTGATGATAATGATTACTATTCTTATTTAATAAAATTATTTATTAATTCAGCAACAAACAATGCTATTATACAAGGTATATCACAATTAATATACGGTAAAGGTTTAGATGCTACAGATAGCAACAGAAAACCAGATGAGTATGCAGCAATGAGATCTATTTTTGGAGATAATGATTTGAGAAATGTAATATTAGATCTTAAATTATTAGGAGAGGGTAGCTTCCAGATTTTATATCAAAATGGTAGAGTAATAAAAGCAGAGCATTTTCCAAGACAAACATTAAGAGC